GAAGCTACCTCTGTATGGGATACCTACCCCGATATGTCGGCTACTGAACCTGACGATCTACGCTTCGTGTTCCAGCGTCACGTGATGCCCCGTAGTGAGCTTGTTGAGCTTAGCAACCGTGAGGACTTCGATAGCGTAGCCATTATGGAGCATATCAAAACTAATAAGAACGGTACTGCTATCTACAAAACCTACGAGCAGGAGCTTAGGACTCTCGACTCTGAGCGTACTAATCCTAATGAACGTATTGACTATATGTCGGAGCGTAAGAAGCGATATGAGGTCATTGAGTTCTGGGGTTCCATTGACGCAGAGGATATACGCGACTCTGGGTATGATCTCCCTGCCGAACTTGATGGGCTTGAACTACTCGCTAACGTATGGATGTTGCGCGACAAGGTAATCAAATTCGAGATAGCTGAAGTGCAGTCTATTGGTATCCCTTACTACTGGTACTACTACAACAAAGACGAGACTTGTATATTTGGTGAAGGTGTACCCGTAGTGATGCGTGATACTCAGCGCCTCTTTAACGCTGCTGTGCGTGCCCTCTGTGATAACACCGCTGGCTCTGCTGGTCCCGTCTACGAAGTGAACGAAGACCTTATAGCCCCCGGTCAAAACCTTGACAACATAGGGCCGTGGACAACCGTATACCGTGGTGGTCGTGGCATTGAAGCTCAGCACCCCGCTATTCGCGTACATACAATTCAGTCTAACGCTCAGTTGTATATCCAGCTTATCAACCTGTTCTCTACTCTCGCAGATGAGTCTAGTGCTATTCCTAAATACCTACACGGTTCAGCACAGGGTATGCAGGGAGCAGGGCGTACAATGGGTGGCCTGTCTATGATGTTGGGTCAGTCAGTCACCGTGGTGAAAGAACAAGTGCGATGCCTTGATGACTACGTAGTGAAACGGTTCATTCGTAATATGTACTTCTGGAACATGGAACTTGGTGACAACCCCGATATCAAGGGTGACTTTGAAGTATCTGCTGAAGGGTCTGCCTCACTAATCGCTAAAGAAGTGCGTGCTGAAAAGCTGATTAGCTACCTTCAGTCTACAGCTAACCCCCTCGATGCCAGCATGGTCAATCGGCCATATTTGCATAGGGAGATAGTCAAGTGCCTTGACCTTGGAGAGATGGCTGTCAAGTCAGATGAGACTATTGCAGCCGAACAAGCCAGTGGTCAGCAACAGGCGCAACAGATGCAAATGATGCAACAGGCTATTATGGAGCTTCAGTCATACATCAAGCAGCTTGAGCAGAGAGTCAAGGCTAGTCACATTGACACGCTGGATGAAGGTGGACTTGGTGACTACGACGATCCCATGCAAGCCGCACAGAGGGAGGTACTAGTTAATGCTGCCACACAACAGTAGTACGTATAACGAGATACTCACATTGGTAGGTAGTAGCACGCTTAGTTATGTAGTCACTGACCTAAGAGAGATCAAAGAGAAGTATATCGCAGACATGATCTTTGAGGAGAACGCAGATCACCGTACTATCATACAGGGCAAGTTACGCATGGTTAGCGACTTAATAGAAGATTATACCAGAGTAACTAGGCAGTCTGTAAGCTATAGCTCTCCGATCACATAGGTAACGCTAAAATAGCAAGGCGTATATAAATAGCATTAGAAGCGTAGTTCGCAGTAATTAAGGGGAGTCTATAGTTTAGGCTCCCCTTTCTTATATACCACAAGTTAGAAGCTGGACACTTCGCTATGCGGAACCCGGCTTGGAGGTTACTACATTGGCTGAATTGAATTTCGATGACCTGTTCAGAGAAGCGTTGATTGAAGATGGTGTTGCGGTGCCTGATAAGTTTGAGGCTGATCCAGATGATGCTGGTGAAACCGTACTCACGGTTGATGATGTCGATGTTACTGGCGATGAAAAAGACCAGGCTAAAGATGATGCTGAGTCTAACAACGTCGATGATGCCGATACCGACTACAAGGCTTTGTATGAGCAGGAGAAGCACAAGACCGCTTCATGGGACGGTAGGCTTAAGGCGAAGGATAGAGAGAACGAGGCAATCAAAGCTGAGGCTATGGCCCTTAAAAGGCAAGTTGAGGCTGCTGCACAGACGAAGGATCAACAGGCAATTGATGATGCCGATGAGTCAGTGTCCACGTTCCTTAGTGAGTTCCCTGAGTTAGCTGAACCAATTCGTAAGATGATTGATAGCGCAGTCAAAAGCACAAGGCGTGAGATACGCGCAGAGGTCGATAGGGATGTAACACCCCTGAGACAAACACTCACAGAGACTACAGCCGAACGTCACTTCGCAACCATTCGTGAGGCGCATGATGACTTTGATGCAGTAGTAGAGGCTGGTGAGTTAAAAGGATGGATAGATACTCAACCCTCGTTTATTCGTAGGGCATATGAACAGGTCTACAATGGTGGCACTGCCACTGAGGTTGTAGAACTTATGGATCAATTTCGCGTTGCAAACCCACGTGGTAGCGGAGTTGAAAATGTAGAGGGAGTCGCAGCTTCTAATGGTAAAGCGACTAAGCATAAGCCTACACAGGCAGTGCGCTCAAGGTCGAGTGGCTTGCCTACTACACGTAAGCGCATTGAGCCAGATGATTTCGATGGAGCATGGGCTGCTGCAATAGCAAGTTCAGACTAGCATCGCGGCTATAGGTCATAAAGTATGTAGCGGCTCCCTCTGGGGAACCTACCCTGCCAAGCCGGGGTGTTAAACATTGAACAAAATTTACACAGCAAGCCTTGAGTTTCGTAATTCTCAAGACTTTAATCAGGAGATTATATGTCCCAGCAAACTACTGTCTACGGTGATATTACCCCGCGTACTGCGGCCTTTGTTGTTCGTGATCTGCTCAAACGAGCTATGCCTTTCTTGGTGTTTGAGAAGTTCGGACAGGCCAAGCCTATCCCCAGGAACTCCACTCAGACCATCAAGTTTCGGCGCTACTTTTTGAAGACTACGTTTACTGACCCGTCCGGCTATAACCCCAACGAGTACATGAAGACTACCCACTTCAGCCCAACCTCTCATGTGCTGGCTGAAGGCATTACCCCCGATGGTACTCTGCTTGGATCTGAGGACATTACGGCTACTCTCGCCCAGTATGGCGACAAGACTACCATCACTGATCGCGTCATGGATACTCACGAAGATAACATCCTGCGTGAGGCTGTTGATCTTTTGGCTGAACAGGCCGCCGTCATCATCGAGAAGGTCCGTGTGTCCAAGCTGTTGCTCGGTATGAATGTGCGGCGCACTACTGCTGCTGGCCTTGTGGCTGCTACCCGCGCCCTTACTGGTGGCACTCTCACCCTCGCTATGCAGCGGCGTATCGTGCGTGACTTGAAGCGCAACCTTGCTCGTCCGTTTACCTCGGTTGTGAAATCGACTGTTGCATACGGCACTGAGGCTATCAGTCCTTCGTTCATCTGTGTGTGTCACCCCGATCTGGAGCCTGTCATCCGTGACATTGACGGCTTTGTACCTGCTGAGAAGTACGGTTCCATGTCTCCATTTGAGACTGAGATTGGTAAGATCGAAGATGTTCGTTACCTGACTTCGACTGTCATTGACCCGCTCACTGGTGCAGAAGGTGGTGTTACCCCTTCTACGGTGAACCTGTCCACGGACACTACTCACTCCGACTTGTACCCGATGTTCTTCATGGGCAAGGATGCTTACGGTCTGACTCCCCTCAAGGGTGGTGACTCCATCACTCCTATCGTGGTTAACCCGAAGCCCTCTGAGTCTGATCCTCTCGGTCAGCGTGGGCACGTAGGTTGGAAGGCTTATTCTAGTGCGATCATCCTCAACCCTGCGTGGCTCATTCGCGCTGAGGTTGTCTGCCCCGCCTAATGACTTAATAGTATAGTCACTAACCCTGTCAGTTCAGCGAAGTATCGTTGGGTGACAGGGTTTTTTCATATCTAACACATAACAACTTGAGGGATGATTCATGGAACTGAAAAGTATTGATGTAACTAAGCTGGCTGCTGCAAAGAATGAAGAACTTATCGCACTGGCTACAGAGTTTAAGATTGAACATGACCCAGCGCAGTTTAATCGTGCTGCTGTTATCGCTGCGTTGAAGGATATTGTGAGCAATGGATTGGCTACTACGAAGAATATCAAAGTAGTGTTCCACAATGTACCTAATACACCAAACACTGTGTATGTAGAGCTTAATGGTAAGTCGTACAACTTCCCAAAAGACACACCCGTGCTCGTACCCGCTGAGATTCTAGCACTAGTAGACGAAGCCTACGAATGGCGAACTGAGATCAACGAGAATGGTCAGCGATATAGACGTAAATTCATGGCCCAGACATACAATCTTGTGAACGACTAAGCTATAAGGGGTTTATATGCTAGTAAGCGACATCTTCAAAGATGTGTCTAGTAGATTGCAAGATTTGAGAACTACAAAGAGATGGTCATGGGATAACGCAGTGGCTACAACGCCATCTCTTTTGACGTTTATCAACATAGCCATCCTAGAGATTGTGAATCAAAGACCAGACATTATGGCTATTACAGAAAAAGTTAAGCTCGGTGCAGGGTATATACAGACCATTCCACCTGCGGCCTCCTCACTGATAGACATTCTCTATTCATATAAGGCTGACGGTTCAATGGGTGGGCCTATAACTCAAGCTAAGCGTAGTGAAGTACAACAGATTGTTAATTCTTTAGCACCATCTATCGAGATAGACACATACGC